GGCGGTGGTTCTGTTAACTTAGGTAATCTTCCGGCTAGTAGTACACCAAATCTAAATGCTAATATAGGGTAACGAATTACTAAAGTATTATGGCATCTTTTAAATCATACGCTTCTCCGGGAGGTTTCAAACCGATTCAAGCTCCAGATGTAGCAAGGATGGTTGAGGCGAAAGCACAGCAACAGTCTAACTATCTGCAGCAGGCTGCTGAATATAACATCTCAGAACGTAAACGCATTGGTAATGCTATTCAAGTTAACAATCAATTAGAGTTTAATAATCGTCAGCAGATCTTCGACATGGAGACTCGCAATCTTGATGCGATTCAAAACCAAGTCATGGGTAACTACGAGGCTACCATTGCCAATGCCCAAACAGCAGCAAAACAAGAGATTAATACACTCAACGCTCTTGCTACCTTTTCTCAAACTGCCTTCCAAACAGTTAGTGCTATTCAGCAAAAGATTGAGACTGGTAAGAAGCAAGCTGTAAATGATACTATTTATGCTACAGGTATTAGTTCCAAAGAAATGTTGGAACTAGCTAAGCTTGATAAGAACTTTAGCGATCAAACTTACTTTGAAAACGATGCTATACGTAGCATTGTTGATAGGACTGGAGCATCTATTCAACAAGTACGATTCCTTGTTCAGAACAGTAATGCTAAATACTGGAATGAATCAACAGCTCTAGCTGAGCAACGTGGTTTTGAACAAGCTGCCTACATTCAATCTAACTACGATACTCCAGTCAACATTGGTAACGGTGAAACTGCTACCCTTGCTTCGACTGAAGGTAGGGATCCTAATAAGTTTAATCTTGTTTTTAATCAACTGCGTAGGCAGTACGACCAAGAAAATCCTACACAACTAAGTACCACGGTACTAGCAGCTAAGACAAATCCTACTGTTAAAGCTCTTCAAAACTCCTTACTGCAATCTAGTAATGCCCAATATCGGCAGAATGCTAAGAATGCTGCAATAGAAGCTATTGACACTAGTATTCGTGAAACACTGAAAGGTGGTGCTCAACCTGTTCTTGCTACCCTTAATAACTTAAGAGGAGCACAAAGGTCTGCATATCTTTCTGATGTGTATCGTGTTATTGCTAGAGGTGCTGAATCTGATAAGCGTGAGTACTACCAATCTATCTGGCAAGATCTAATTACATCCAACATCAACTTCAATGGTAAGGAGATGTCTTTTGCTGAGCTGCAAGGTGGTACTGAAGCATTCAGAGCAGTTAATGACGCATTCTACCAAGGTCGTGCTAGAGTCATTCGTGAGTTTAATCAAGAACAGACTGAACGTCTCATGGATCGTGAGATGACAGCACGCACTCTTTTGGATGAAATGAAAAACCAAGGGATTGATGCTACAGATGCTGACATTGATGCGATTGAAGCAAGGCTAGATGAAATTGCTCCAGGCTATGATAGTGCAATGCTGGAGAACTATAAGCGTAACAATACCAGCAATGCTAGGTTTCGTATTCAAAAGACTAAGGAACTCCAAGACCTTGCAGACCGTGGTCTTTTGACTGAAGAACGGTTAGATATGCTTGGTCTACCTAACTCCGTTACGCAACCATTCCGAACACTAGCTAAGCAGACATCTGCTGATCGTAAGGAGAATAATGACTTCAAACCTCAAATGGAAGCCATTAAAAACCTTGTCAGGTCTCCTGCTCAGATTAAAGCTAAAGCTGATGGAACCTATAGCTGGACTGTTCCTTTGATGGAACAAAAGCTTCAGAATCAGTTTTTAAGTAAATATTCTGAGCTCAAAATTGGTGGTGACCCTAATGCTGTAGCCAATGCTTTAGAATTTGTTCGCCAAGAGTTTAATAAACAGATTGCTGAAGAAGGTGCTTTCTCTATTAGTAAAGGTAACCTTGGTGGTTATTCTGAGTTTGAGAACCTTAAATCCATGTCCAGTGCTGGTCAATCAGCAGCTCGTAGGAACTGGGTTGAATCTAGTATTGCAAGACTTGGTAATAAGGCTTTGGACAGTAACGGTTCTATCTTCACTATTTCTGAACTCAACCAACAACAGGAAGATATGATGAAGCCTGGATACAAGATGGATCCTATGGCTGCATATGTCGGTCAGTTGTTTGGTATTGACCCACTTGCTGTAATCAATCGTCAACGATTGGCTGCAGGTATGGAAGCACTACAACTTCCTGAGTCTACCATGAGTTTTTCCAATACTGTTAATCCAGCATTGAAGCGGATGCTTGATAGTTATCAGACTCCACAAACCTCTACCCGAGCCATGATTTCTACTCGTACCTTTAATCCCACCTTGGTACCTAAAGGTTATGGTTCTCTTGTCGTTCAAGCTGCTCAAAATGCAAACATCAATCCAATCTATGTGGCAGCATTTGCTGAGGCTGAAAATGGTAGCTGGGACACTAACATTCTTTCCATGGGAGGGTCTGCAGCTGGTGTAGGTTTGATGCAATTGAATCAAGCTTACTTTGGCTCTGAACAACAGCTTCAAGATCCTGCTTATAATCTTAATACTGGTGCTCAAGAACTTGCAAGACTTGCAGGTAATTATTCTAATTGGAAAGATATTATCTATGCTTGGAACATGGGTGAGACTGGCTTTGCCAATTGGGTAGCTGCTGGTCGTCCTGATACTGCACAAGCTGGTTATGCTGCTGGACTATACGAAAGGTTTGAGAAAGCACGTGCTAAGTACGGTGATGTAGAAGCTCTTCGTAGCAAAGGTACTCTTCGTTCAGGCTTCATTAACAAAACTAGTAACTCTGATACTGGTTTTGGTTGGCAACCTGTGTCTATGCAGGATGAACAAGGTAGACCTGTTGTTATGAGTAGAGATGCTGCATCAGCTTTTTCTCAAATGGTTCAAGATTCTGGTGGTATGGTAAAAGGCATGGACATTACCAGTTCCAAGAGAAGTGAAGCAAAGAACAGAGCCGTTGGTGGTGTGTCTGGATCTAGGCACCTACACGGTGAAGCTATTGATATCCATGGACAATCCAAAAAATGGATGATTGAAAACGGACCACGTTATGGTTGGCATCTTGTTGATTATCCTGGTAGCCATGGAGGACATTTTGAATATCGTGGTAGTTAATTAACTATTTAAAAAATGACAGATCCAATGCAAGAGATCTTGTACGGTACGCCGGATCTGACTCCTGAGGAGGAGCAGCAAATCATGCTGCAAGCTGAGCAATCTGCTCAAGATATGCAAGTAATGGAGAGTATGGCTCAACAGCAAGCTCTTCAACCTGAAACTGCTCCTACCACAGAAAGTCAACAAGTATCTCAACAACCCGCTCAACCTACGGGCACTGAGCAAGCACCTCCCGAAGAGGAAGGTGATCGGAACATTTTTCAACAAGCATTTGATGTATTGGCATCACCTGGACAAGGTGTCAATGATTTCTTTGTTGATTCTATTAATATTCTTCCAGGTGTTGAATTAAAGAAACGTCCAAAGTTTGAGAATGATGTTACTCAATCTATTCGAGAAATCAGTAGCATTGTTCTACCTACTGTCTTCCTTACAAAAGGAGCAACTGGTGTTGCTAATGTAGGTGCTAGTGCCAGTCGTGCGAAGATGCTTTCTGACCCACTTGTTAAGTTTTTGGGGGAGAAGTCACTAGCTGCTGGTATTGGTGCTGGTGTTGATTATGTTGTCGAACTAAATCAAACTGACGACAACCTTACTGGTACACTTAAGAAGAACTTTCCAGCTACCTTTGGCTGGATTCCTGATAATGTAGCTACACTTGACTCTGATAGTCCTGATGTCAAACGACTGAAGAATGTTAACGAAGGTTTAGGTCTTGGCCTCTTTGTTGATATTGTTGAAGGTATGGCTAAAGTAGTCAAAGGTATTCGTGGTATTAATCGTGCTACACAATGGGTACCAGAGTCTGAGAAGGCCAAGAACTGGTTCAAAAAGAACGTTGCTACTGAGACTACTGATGACATCGAAGAGGCTATTGCAGAGTCTTCTGCACGTCGCTCAGACGCTTTAGACGAACTAGGTGGGTATAACTTCTCCAAGAATCAAAACCTTGATGAACCAATGCTTGGTGTACATGACCTCTATGGTTATGAAGAATCAGGTGTTCGTTCAGTTGATGACCTAGGTGTTGTTGGTGCTAGTGTTGACTATGCACGGATTGCTAACAACATAGATAGTTCTTATGGTCGAGTAGGTAGTGTCGTTTCCGAACCAGCCCTTAAGTATGGTCTTGAGGTTTCTGGTGGTCAGGAAGCTGTTATCCGTGGTATTGCTGAACAGCTGCAAGATGCTGGTGAATACGGTTACAAGACAGCATCTGGTAAATACCTTAGTTTTAAAGAAATCAGTGATGCTGGTGAAGCACTAGCTATGGATTTCTATCGGATGGATACTCCACAACTTAAGGAAGCTATTAAGAAATGGCAAGGTATGGATGTAGATACTGGTGCTCCAGTTCTTAAATCCGAAGCTTATGCTGGTGTCTTTAAGACTATCAAAAAGTTGATGGATGATTACGTCAACATGGATGTCATGAAAGCTCAGGCATATGTTGGTGCATCCTTTGCTGGACAAGTCTCTGATATGGCACAAGGTGTTAGATTGATGGACGGCACCGCTGCTGTTGATCGTGCTCAGGAACAGATTCTTGATCGTCTTGAATATCTGATGGCACAGAAAGGTATGACTTCGTATTCACGTGGTCGTGCTCTTAATATGCTTAACCTTTGGAATCGTATGACAGTCAAAGGTAGTGATGCGTCTAATGCTGCATATGCAAAACGTGTTCAAAACACCCTCAAGAATGAAAAGAATTCTACTCTCAAAGCTATTGAACGTATTAAAGCTGAAGCTAAGCAAACCATCAATACTCTTCGTGAAGTAAAGGCTGAACGTCCAGAACTTCTGGCTCCATTGATGATGGCATATGAGTTTACTGATGGTAATGTAGATACTATTACAAGGCTTAATAACTACGTCCGTAACTCTACAGGTGTCTTTAGTAAAGCATTGTTTGATGGGCAACCAGATATTCCTTCAGTTGTAATGAAGGGTTTCTTTTCAAACCTGTATAACTCCACTCTTTCTGCCTTTATTACACCAATTAAAGCAGGGCTTTCTAACGGTGCTCTTCTAGCTGAACGACCAATTTCTCAGGCAGCTGGAGCTATTATTGCTAAAGATACCAAAATTTTACGTCGTGGTTGGTATCAGTACTCTGCAGCTTGGGAGACCTTAACTAAAGGCTTTGGCTACATGAATCAGGTCTTCAAACGTTCTGCTAGTGATCCGTTTGTTATGACCCTTCGTGAAGATGCAGGTATAGCAGATGAAAGACAACTTCAAATCTTAAGATCTATTGCTGATGCTGCGGCTCAACGAGACGAGTATGGTCCTCAAGTCATGATGTCATTTATAGAAGAGCAGAATGATTTAGCTATGCACCCATGGCTACGTTTTGGTCAACGTGGTATGCAGGCATTTGATGGATTTACTCAAGCTGTTATTGGTAACTGGGAAGCACGTGGTCGTGCATGGGATGAAGTAACAAGTGGTGGGGCTAAAGCTCTAGACTCTGAATCAGCTAATATGTTGGCTAAGAAGGTCTACAGTGAGATGTTTGATGAAAATGATAACATCACAGATGCTGCAGTACGGTTTACATCCGGTGAAATCTCTATGAGTTTGGACAATCCAGCAAACGATGCTTTGTCTAGTCTCATTCGTACTGCTCCTATTCTTAAGCCATTCCTTCTCTTTACTAAGACTCCACTGAATATGGCTGCCTATTTCGGTACCCATAATCCTGTTGGTGCTTTTATTGATAAGGTGAATGCCTTTTCTAAATCATTTGGTGAGATGTCTGGTCAGCAAGTAGAGCAACTATTATCTTCACGTGGTATTGATTATACCATGGAGAACATTGAAAGCGTCTATAACACTGAAAGGGCTATTCTTAAAGGTCGTAAAGCTATTGGAACTGTGAGTGTGGCGGGTGCTGTTGGTCTCTTCATGACTGATAACATCACTGGTGATGGTCTTTACGATAAAGAGAAGCAACGTGTACGTCGTGATGCTAATTGGCAGAAACGTTCCATTCGTCTTCCTGGTGGTATTTGGGTGAGCTATGATGGTATCCCTGGTGTCTCTGATTGGTTAGCTTTGACTGTTAACATCATGGATAACTTTGATAGCCTTAACTCTGCAGAAATTGCTGAGAATCTTCGTGCTGCTGGCTTTGTTCTTAGTGCTACTATTGCTGATAAGTCTATGTTGGCTGCTCTTGAACCACTTAATGATGTTATTTCTGGTGATGTGGGTGCTATTAATCGTTGGACATCTTCTTTTGCAACAGCTGCAGTTACTCCCGGTTCTAGTTTGATGGCTGAGTTTGGTCGTCTTATTACAGCTAACAAGAAAGAACTTGAGAATAACTTCTTTGACCTTGTATCTAACCGTAATCCTTTGTTGAAACAGTCTTTGCCTGATGCATATGACTGGATTGATGGTGGTAAGGTTGGTGAACCTGCTAATTTCTTTGCACGTGTTTGGAACACTTATCTTCCTTGGAAGGTAAATGGTGAGATTTCTCCAGAGAAACAATTCCTTATTGATATTGAATACGAATCTCGTCCTAGTCTTCGTACCAATGGACGTGGTGTTGATTATACCAACGAGGAACGTTCAGAAGTCATGAGCATCATGGGTCAGCAAGGGTTTTTTAAGCAAGCTATTCAACAAGTCATGCAATCTAAAGAAGGTAAGGAGTTCCGTAAAGAGTTTAAAGCTGCACGTAAGCAAGGACTTAATCCTGAAGTAGATACTTACAAAGGTATTCATATGATGCTTGACCAAGCGTTGCGTTCTTCAATGCGTATGGCTGAAGCATATGTTTCTAACCGGGATGGTATTCAACAGAAGGTATATCAACAGCAAACTCTTCAAAACTTCCTTCAGATTGGTGATGATGAAGGTGCAGCTAACTTCCTCAAAGACTTTAAAAAGACCTATTCTTACTAATAACTAGCTATGGCTACAACTGAAGTAACCCTAAATGGTAATGGTACAACGGGACCATACTCATATAGTGGTGTTTTTAACGCTATCAAACCGGAAGACATCAAGGTTTCTATTAATAATGTAACGAAAACCTACACCACTGATTACACTGTTAATTTTACAGGAAGTACAATTACATTTGTAACAGAAACCCCTTCTTCCTCTGATAGTATTCGTATTTATCGTGTAACAGATGCAGATAACCCAGCTGCTGTTTTCTCTTCAGGATCAGCTTTACGTGCTGTAGACCTAAATGATAACTTTCTACAGACATTATATGTGTCTCAAGAAGTTGTTAGAGATGTAGGTGGTGCTGCAATTGACGTTAATACTGCAGTGCAAGCTGCTGCAAGTGCACAAACTGCCGCAAGTAACGCAGAAACTGCTGCAAATAATGCTGTTTCTGTAGCAGATGATGCTAATGACACCGCAAATACAGCTAACGCAACAGCTGATGCTGCTAACACAAAAGCTGATACAGCTAACAATACTGCTAATACTGCTTTAAATAATGCTACTGCTGCTGTCACTGCAGCCAGTAATGCTGTCACTGAAGCCGGTAATGCTGTCACTACTGCAGATGAAGCAGTAACTACAGCGGATGCTGCAGCTCATGATGCTACCGTTGCTCTAAATCTTGTTTCAGCTATTGTTGATTTTCTAATTGTTGCTAACGTAGCAGCAATTCCTAGTTCTCCTGCTAATGATGATGGTGTTGAGATACTTGATACTACAGGTATCGAGTCCTTCACTCCACTAACTGGTGTGCCTGTAGGCTTTACTGGTTCAGCAGATTTACGGGCTAAGATTCGTTATAACGGTACAGGCAGTACTTGGGAATGGATTTCTTATACTGCAGTAGATCCAGAATCACGTTATGTGAACTCCACTAACGGAGTCATTAGCACAAACCTTGGTGTAGGTATCAGTAATCCTGCGGGTCTGGTACACTTAGCATCCACAGGTGAAGCTCGTCTGATTATTGACGGAGATACGAATAACGATGGAGGAGAAGAGTCTGCCCTCATTGAGCTTAAGACTGATGCAGGCGCTGTTCGGCACAGGATTGAAGCCAAAGGTAGTCCTAATGAATTGGAAATTATTTCTGGTGCTGCTAATACAGCAGCCGTAAGTACAGGTATAACGCTCAGCACAAAACTAGCAGGGGCACCAGCAGAGGCGCGGCTGAGAATTGATCCATCGGGTAAAGTTGGTATTGGTACGACGAGTCCTTCTCATTTGTTACAAGTAAGGTCAGCCAATACTTCTCCTGAAACCGTCGCAGGGTTCGGAAATGGAAGCATTAACCCTGGCCTTGAAATCACAACAGACGGGAATCTAGAATGGGGCTTCAATGCTTACAACAACAGATCACTCACCTTTAGTACTAATCAGACTGAGAGAGGCAGATTTACTGCAGTAGGTCAGTTCTTGATTGGTACCCCAAGTTTGTTGGGTACAAAGATTGCGGGAATAAATTATGGCGGACCTAGAGAACAACTAGCTGGTACAGATGGTAATCAAACTACCAAGTTGATTGCTCAGTATTCTACGAGTAATTTCTCCCCGACTTTAGCTTTCGCTAAATCTCTAAGCCCCACCCTCGGAGACCAAACTGCAGTAACTGTTGACTACCCCATTGGTAGGGTTACGGCAGCCGGATCTGATGGCGTAAAGTTCATAGAAGGTGCGCGTATAGATTTTGTTGCGGATGACGCATTCTCTCTCGATTCGTCGCCAACACGCGTGGAGTTCTTTACTACACCAAGCGGCTCATCTACACCCCTGGAGAGGATGCAGATTGATAGTTCAGGTAGGCTTGGTATTGGCACAGCGAATCCCGCACAAACCCTAGATGTAAATGGAGGCGCTAAAATAGGTGCTCCTACAGGAGACGCTTTTATTGAAGTGGGACAAGGTGCTACAGAAAATAGATTCGCTTACATTGATTTTGTTGGTGATACTACCTACACAGATTACGGACTACGTCTCATACGCAAGGATCAGGGTCCAAATACAACCAGCCAGCTTACTCATCGTGGCACTGGTGATCTAACTTTAAGGACAGAAGAAGCTGCAGACATTGTTTTTACAACAAACAATACAGAGAGGATGCGAATCAACTCTGATGGTACTACCGTGTTTTCTGATCCTGTAACTATTCCTGCGGGTTCAACAGTTGCTGGTTATAGACAAACCTTTAATCATATTAGAGCTACAGCAGATACTACCCTTAATGACCATCAATGGGTGTCTGTAATAAACTCTAGTACTACCATTACACTACCAGCTCTTCCCACTGATGGAATGGAAGTTAGGATTAGTGTCGGTAATTTTACAAACACAGTTGTTGCTGCTAATGGAAATAAAATTATGAATGATACAGCAGACTTGACTATTGATGTCGCCTATAAAACTGTTACACTTATTTATGATGGTCTAACAGTTGTACCTGCACCTGTATTTGGCTGGAGGATTATCTGATGAGTAATCTTAGTGAATTTATTGGTGGTGGTATTAAGAGTGTTCAGAGTGGGACTACTAACTTGGTTGCTCCTGCCAGCTTTGCTGATGAAACAATTAATGCAGTTGATACCGCTAAAAGTTTTATCTCCCTTAATGGTATTCGCACGTCGAACACAAGTGTACTTCCTTGTGGCTCAGTTGAACTTTTTGATTCTACAACAGTACGAGTCAGAGGCCAGCGTGAAGTTTTGACTTCGGTGACTATCACTATAACCTGGACCGTCGTTGAATACTACTAAACCCCACCCTCTCTCTTTAACCAACCATGCTTACTATTCTTGGCATCAAGTTGAGCTATGAGACCCTTGTTTTCTTGGGTCTCTTTCTTGGCTCAGAACTTATCGGAGCATCCAAGCTTCGTGATAACAGTGTTGTACAACTCATTTTGAGTGGTATCAATGCTCTTAAACCACTTCGTCGTGAAGACGATCAAATTGACAAAATCAAAAAAATCTTTGAAGACTAATGCCTGTTTCTACTATTGATTATACAGCAGCAGCTGGTGCTTCCACAACTACTAATCTGGATGCTGGTACATATTCAGTAACTCAAATTGCTGAAGGTCTTAGTATTCCTAAATATGACTATATCGCTCTTACCTATGTACCCTCTGGTGATGGTGTTGGTGAGATTCAAACGGTTACATACAAGACTGGTGGTGCAAGTGGTATCACTGTTGGTGCATTGACACTTGGTTATGACGCTAGTAATCGCCTTAGTACTGTTACGAGGACTGCATAATGGCATATAAGTTTAATCCATTCACTGGTAAACTTGATCAAGTAGGTGCCGGTGGTGGTGGTGGAACTCCTGGCGGTTCTCCCACCCAAGTTCAATTTAATGATGGGGGAACATTCGGTGGTGACGCAGGACTGACTTATAACAAAACCACCGATGAACTGACCCTTGCTGGTGACCTGAATCTTGATGATGGAGTTGGTGGTAACACTACCACAATCCAAGCAGTAACACCCACCCAAGACCGCACAATCAGCTTCCCCGATGCCACTGGCACTGTTGCACTTGTTAACGGTGCTAACGGCACAATCCAGTACAACGACGCTGGAACGCTAAAGGGTAATAGTGATTTTACTGTTGACCCGGATTGGAATGATGCTTCGACAGTCTTCACTGGATTGAAGCTGAACGTAACGGATACCGCTAGTGCTGCTGGTAGCAACCTGCTGGATCTGCAGGTGGGTGGGGCGAGTAAGCTGTCTATTAGCAATTCCAAAATAACAGGAACCGGCGGATACTATGTTACGTTGCAAGGATTTGGACAAAGCTGGTTGTATCAACTTAATGTGGGTTCACGGCTGGGTCTTGGTCCTGTATTCAACTCTGATACATTCTTGCAAAGGGATGGGTCTTCTGGCATCGTTGCCCAACGCAACGGCACCGCTTCCCAAACCTACCGCCTTTATAACACCTGGGGAAATAACGGTGTTGACTTTGAGCGCACCTCAATAACCCGCGATTCCAGCGGTCTTGTTATTGATGCACAGAAGGGCGGCACTGGTGCAAATCCAACGAATTTGTTGGATGTGAAGTTGGATGGGACGAGTAAACTACTACTTAACAATAATGGAGATGTTATACCTTCTCGGTGGCTGCGTATAGCTAACGATCAAGTAACAGTAAGAGGTGAAGGTGTTTATCTTGCCTCTACTTCCACAATTAGATTTGTCAATGGTAATAATGCTGTTGGAAATACTCCAGACGTTGGTCTAGCCCGCGCAGCCGCAGGCGTCGTCAAAGTAACCGACGGCTCCACCGGCACCGGCTACATCAAGCAAGTTCCTGTCCTTACCGCTAACCTTCCTGATGCTGCAACTGTTGATGCTGGTACACGAGGTTTTGTATCTGACGCAGGTACAATTGCATTTAATACACCTATTGGTACTGGTACTGGAACTCCATCTGCTAGTACAACAATCCCTGTCTTTTCTGATGGCAGTGTCTGGAAAGCTGGCTAACTAATTACTAATCATGGACACTCTTTCTCTAACTATCTCTAACACCCGCGTTATTGACGGGCTTATCTTCGCCGCTAATTCCGCCAAGCTTTCTCCCGAAGCCTACGCTGAATGGCTCCTGACCCAAGACGGTCACCGCTTTGCTGATGCCAACTCCTACGGCATCGTCACAAGTGCTGGTTTCTTTGCACGCTTCACTCCAACCGAGTATGCAAATGTTCTTGCTGCTTCTGTCGATACAGTCGTAGTACCTGACCCAATCGGTGGTGTACCTACCGCTGAAGAACAACAGATGTATGACGACGCAGTAGCTGCCTATGCACTGCTGGAGAATCCTACTGCTGAAGATACCGCCATGTATGAAGCCATGGTGGCTAGCTACGAAGCAGCCGCTGCGCCTGAAAACAAAGCTGAGATTGATGCAGCCGAAGCACAGAATGCCGAGGCTAATGAAATCAAAGCACTGCTTGATGAACTCACCGCTGCAGAACGTGTAGCCCTTGATGACCAACGTGTTACCGACGGTCTCCAGCTGCTGGTAAGCCGTGGGTTGCTTGGCGCTGAACGACCTGCTGAAATCACTGCGTATGAGCGTCCTTTCCCCGGAGGTGAGTGATGACTCTTGTTTGGAAGCCAGGTTACAGTTTTGACTCTGATGCTTCAACTTATATTGATGCAGTAGAAACTGCTGATGGTCTAGCACTAGAAACTGGCGTCCGTGTTGCAATCAACGACTTTGTTCTTGGTTGTAAGCAGGATGAGATTTGGGATGCAATTAACGCAAGTTGCATCCTTGCCGGTGCTAGGACGCTTGATGGAGCGTTAGTGCCGCTAGTGGGTGGTGCTCCGACAAATAATAACTTTGTCTCTGGTGATTATGACCGGGAAACAGGTCTAGTTAGTGATGGAAATACGAAGTATTTGGATAGCAATTTTAATCTTACTACAGATCTTGATATTAACACTAGTGCATACAACAGTCATGGAGCCGTGTATGCAACTGCTGGATCAACCAAAACTTCTGGTTATTTTGGCTATTACGATAATTCCTCTAAAAACTTTCAAGCAATCAATAGCGGTGGATTCGCAAATATCGTTAACATGGGAGACGGTACCGGAAATATAGCAGGGCTGGGAGACGCAGTAGGCTTGTGGGGAACATCAAGAAATGGCAATGACGTATCTTCTAGGGTTAATTCTACAAATTACTCCGTTATCTCGCCCCCAAATTCTACTCAGCACACTGATACAACTATATATATCTTTGCGAGGGCTGTCTTTAGTCTTGTCCCAGTGAACGCCCGCCTTGCCTTCTACAGCATCGGAGAATCCCTCGATCTCGCCGCCCTTGACACCCGCGTGTCTAACCTAATCACAGCTATCGGAGCAGCCATACCATGAGCCCAACTACAATTCCTGGAAACCTACTTTTGAAGAACGGTATGGTTATTACAGGCAGTCAAAAGAACAAAGGGTTGCTGGATGAGTTCACCGGAGCTGCGGCAGCTTATAGCCTGCGAAATTTATCTCTTCTTTCTGATCCCGCTGTTGTTCGCGTCCGCCGCGATAACGACAACGCTGAAGCCGATTTCACAGCAACGCAGGTGAGCGATGGTTCTCTAGCCGCATGGGTTGGTGCTGGAAACAACGGTTTTGTGCGGACTTGGTATGACCAGAGCGGGAACGGCAATGACGCCACGCAGGTAACCGCTGCGAGTCAACCAAAGATCGTTTCTAGTGGGACGCTGGTAATAGAGAACGGAAATGCTGCGTTGAATT